GATGGCGAGGGAGCGTCGAACTTCGGCTTGGGCCGGAGGAGCTCGTAGAGGAGGGTGCCGGCAATGTAGATCGCGAGTGTGATGAGGAAGCCGACCATCAGTCGATCCTCCCCTCCCACGGGTTCCGCTTCGGGATACGGGGAAAGCCCAGAAAGTTGTCGAGGTTGTCGAACTTGCCGAGGCAATCGGACTCGAGGTGCGAGCATCCCCACACGGCCCAGAGCTGGGTGCCCGAGACCAGGCCCGGCATCGGCGAGATGAGCTTGATCGTGTCTCCCACATGGTCGGCGATGAACCGGCGCTCGGACCCGTCGAAGGTCTCGAGGCGGCCTCCTTGGAACCACTGGTCCGGTCGGGCCGAGAACTGGCCCGAGGTCACGGTGGGGCCGTTCACGGTCGTCACGGTTACCGCGTCGCGTGACGTCGTGGGGTTCGCCTTGCAGCCGGAGCCATAGAGAACGTGGTTGCACGGGGCCTGGATGCGAAGCGTCGGGTAGGCGCGGTCCAGCGAGGCGAGTGTCGACCGGCAGATGAGCGTCGCCTGGCTCTCATGGAACTCCACCCGGCGGACCTCCCCGTTGAACCAGGAGAGCGCCAGGTTCTCGTCGTCGCGGTGGGCCCGGTAGATGGTGACCTTTACGGCCGAGCTCGGGAGATCCCCGATGAAAAGAGATGCCACCTCGTTGTCCCGGGGGACCCGGACCTGGATGGTCTCGCCGGTATCCTCTTCGGAGAACTCGAGGGCGTCTCGCGAGATCGGGATGGGCTGGAACTCCCCGGCCGGGAGGGTGATCACGCGATCGGCACTCGTCCATTTCCAGGAGGCGCCCCCTTGTTCGAAGTGGTAGCACTCGACGGGCTCTCCTCCGTAACGGGACTTCTCACGGTCGTCGAAGGTCATGAGATGGGTGCCTCCATGGGGAGCTCGCGAATCTCGATCGTGGCCTCGGCCACGTTGCCGGAGGGGTAGCGGATCTCGATCTCATCCCGCTCAAGGCGGCAGAGCTTGAGGAAACTGATCACGCTGCGATCGGCCTGATAATCCCTCGCCGCCACTGGCGAGAGGGTGAGGGATTCCGTCAAGCCATCACCGGGGTCGCTCGCGGCGATCACCTCGTAGCATTCGAACGACGGGATCCGGAGCTCCCAGAGGGCAAGGTGCCGTCGGGCGCCGGTGGTCCCGAACATCTGCGAGGTATATCGCGCCCAGGAGATCTGAGCCGTGGGCGAAAAGACCGCGACGTCTGAGGCGAGCGACAGATCCCACTGGAAGGACGGGAGCCAAAAGGGGACCGCTCGACCCTTTCGGTTATCCAGGAACTCTCGCATGGCCGCGATCTCCGCTCGGCCAAGGGCGAGCCAGGTAAAAGGTCGGCTCGGATTCGGCGCGGGCGATTGTTCGTCTGCCTGCCGCACTCCGGTTTTGCAGTCGAGGAGAACAAACTTTCTTCGCACGTGCTCCTCAATGCGGCCCACGCGGTTGTAGTTGAGTTCGAGCACATCGAATCCTAAATACATCGTCATGGTCGGAAACTATCGATCGAGAATGCAAGGTCCTGAGAACCGATCGCCAGGGACTCCCAGGCGAACACCTCCTCCGCGGAAAGACGTCCGATCACCATGGGGATGACGCGGGCCCCGGCCGGCCAGGAGCGTTCCAGCGCAAATGAGAGGATGATCCGATCAGCGAGGACCTGGTTGATCGTATGCGCTTCGAGCGTTCGCGAATCTGACCAGATGAGACAGAGTCCCCCTGCCTCAAACGGGATCGAGGTCGTGTCGCAGAGAATCTCGATGTCACCCGCCGAAGCGGGCGCGGTGAGCGGCACTGAGAACTGCCAGCGCGGGACTCCGAAAGGGCGGCTCTGATTTCCGAAGAGGATCGCGTTCGCTTCCTGAACGTCCTGAAGCCGATCGAGCAGCACCGAGAAGGCGACCTTCCCCACGGGAGTGGCCCGGAGCTGGACCCGCTGCTCGCTTCCATTGAAGGATTCGATCACATCCGTGAGATAGCCAAAGCTCTCGACGACATCTTGCGCTCGGTTGGGTTCGAAACCGAACGGGATCATGCGAAAACCGGTGACGATAAGATCGGTCACGCCCGCGCTCGGGAGCCCAATGAATATCCAGGTCACGACTGAGTCAATGACCGGATCGCCCTCGCCTTTCACGCGAATTGTGTAGAGTTCAGAAGCTGTGGCGGGAAAATGTGCCGGCTGTCCTAGGTGATCGACCACTGTCAAGTTTCCGACACCGGCCACGGTGATGGTGTCCAGGACCTGGGAGCGCTCGAGAAACGCGTTCCAGACCTCGACCGAGAACTCCTGGAGGCTTCCTACGTGGCCCAAGTCCTTCCGTCGCGGGATCACGTGGATCTTCCCGAACACCGCGTGACCGTGAGCGGGGACCAGGAGAGCGACCGCTGGTGTGCTCGGCGGCGCCGGGGGTAGCACTTCGGTGAAAGTGGAGAGAGACCCAAGCGGCGCAATCCTCCAGACCGGGTCGGTGCCGTAGTGGTCGATCGACGCGTTGGCGAGATTCGAGGAACCCACGGACTCGAGCTCAAGCGGATCGGGCGCAAGGATCGCGGCTGGCATCTACGCCGCCTTTCGCACAGCGAAGTTGGGGAACACCATGTAGTCGAGGCCGCCCACTTGGTAGACATCCCCGAGACGGTACCCATGCCCGACGGCCTCGGAGTAGAAGACCGAGGGGGGATAGCCGATGGGAACCCACCGCCCGGCCGCGTTCTCCATGTAGCAATAGATGGGGAGGAGTAGGGCGCCTGCGAAGGCGCTCTGGTAGAGCCGACCCTGTAAGTATTGGAAACCCGGGAACTCGTCCTCGTCGAGTTCGCCCTGCGTCGCCGGATTCTGATTCAGGCAGCATCGCATGAATCGACCCGAATAACCCCACTCATAGTTCGCCCTCTCGCCATTCGAGATCCAGCGCCCGGACCAGGACGCGGCGTCGACGCGGACCAAGGCGTTGGTGTGAACATAGGTCGCGATCGCCCCCTGCAAGCTCGGGCCGCCATTATCGCCATGCGACATCGGCGCCCGCGCGGTGATGTTGATGCCAGCCCAATTCGCTGAGTAGGGACCAGGGTTTGTATTCTGATTGGAATCTGTGCCGCCGAACATGTAGGGGAAGTCCTCCGGCTGCCCGCTCGGGGCCATGGCCGGGCCGAAGCCGAGGTGGGTGACGACGCCGGCGGTGCGCTCGACGACGACCGTGATGTCATCGCTGCCGTCGTCGAAGAAGTGGTAGGCCGCAACAGAACCGCTCGGAAGGTTCATGCCGACACCGATTCCCGTGGAGTCGGTGATCCGGATCGGTTTTCCGGGTTGCTGGTGCCAGGGGTTGACTCCATTATATCCGTCGCCGAGATAGAACCCGAGACCATAGCCCTTCGCGAGGGGATTGCCACTCGGATATTGGTAATTCCCCGAATCGTGGAATTTTCCCGCCCCGTTGGGATAGATCTGTTCGAGCTCGGCGGCGCGAAAATTAACGTAGAGTCCGCCCTTGTGGAGATGCGCTCTCCAACCGAGGCCGTCGGCGGCCGAGAGGTCCAGAGTCCAACCCTGAACCACGAGCCAGGTGACGAGCGTCTGGAGCAGATTGGTCGGCGAAGTTGAGACACCGGTCGAGTAGGCCGCCGCCATCAAGACCTCCTAATCCAAGCAGACCGCGAGCCAATCGTCACGGTCGGTGCGAGTAATGTTGGGCAGTACGAGCCAGTCGCGGGCCCCATCGAAGAGCAGGGACTCGGCGCTCAAGCCCTGTCCGGAGACGGCCCGGATCCCGGCCAGGCGGCCCTGCACATTCGGTGCATTGTGACAGAGCATCACCGGCAGGAGCTGATATGTCCCATCGAGATTAGGATCCCACCCAGTCACCCCGCATCGGTAGGGCCAGATGATCGGCGTCCCTGCGACCGGGGTGGTGGTGATCGCGTCATTGTATGCAGCCTCATAGCCGGACCAAGAGCCGTCAACATTCCGGGCGCGGAGCTGGTATAGCCGAAGCTCCACGCCGTAAACATATGGGTTCCCTGGGTCCGAATGGGTGGGCATGCGATGGTTATTCGAAGCGTTCGAGTACCGCCAGGCCGGATTTTCCCACGTGGGATAGTAAGTCTTCTGCTT